CTTTGATCGTGTTTGTCATTGCCGTCCTCCTTAGTTAACCCACAATTTCTAAAAACTTCTTTTTCTGTGCGTCCCAAGCGGCGTCCCTAGCGGCGGCAAACTCCTCATCCGTAGCCTGTCCGTTAGCGTATCGTTCTGCCACGTTTAATGCGTTTCGGCTCCGTTCGTCGGTCATTAAATGCTCGACCTGTCTGGCACACCACACAGCATATAATCGCCATTCCTTTGCGTATTGAGGTTCTGCTCGGCAACACCATAGCGCATCATCAATACCATTGCTCTCGACAATCACCGAAAACGGCAAAACCTCGTCATCTGCTTGTGTTTTTCCGAGGTGTTTGAGTAACTTTTCCCATCCATCTGCACACGGGCCGCTTTCTCTTATTTTGTTTAATGTGGTTGTAATCATTTTTGTTTCCTTTCGCTGTGCCGTCTCTAATATTATCCCTGCCGGGGTCCGCGGGAGAAGCGGAGAGACGGCGATCTCGCCCGGCAGAGCAATTTTTAACCCATTAAAAACTTTTCGCCTAACAATTCCTCTGCCCATTGTTTCTCTTGATCTGTCAATTTAAAATCGTCACCCTTCCAATCATACGCACATACATCCGTTACATCCTCAACGAATGTCCGTACTTCACCACGCCCACCTTCAGCATCCTCACCGTATCGTGTGTCAACTGAGAATTCAACATATCCCTCAACATCAATCTCTTGTTCTTCTCCGTCGCGGTCTACTATCATGTGTGTTGTTATTAAATCTTTTCCCATCGCCGCCTCCTTATTTGGTGGTTTGTTCATCTGTCTAAAGTATAAATCCAATTAAAATCTTTGTCAACATTTATTTTTAAAAAAGTTTTGACATTCAAAAAAGCCGTGATATACTTTGAACTAGAAAGGAGGTTGATATATGAAACATTACCGACTGAAAAAGCGGTGGGTTGAAAAGATAAAGAAAGAACACACGCTAACAGAACTGTCCGCTATCTTAGGTTTTAGCGATTCAACAGTGAGCAATATATTAAGTGGAAGGTACGCGCCAAGTCGGGCTTTTATCTTGAACGCGTGCTTTAAATTCAACTTAACGCCAAAGGACTTTTTAACGGAGGTAAGGTAATGGATAAATACACGCTCTACGAACAGCGCAAACAGTCTTTCCTTGCCCTTAACACCCCAACGTCTGACGAATACGAAGCGTTCTGCCGAGCATTGGCGAAGGAATTAGGGATATGAGGTATCCTGGAATTGGCGGTAGGAAGAAGTTGAAAGATGAAATAAAGGATTTCCCGGTATTAGTTAAGATTATGAGAGGGGAGAAGGTTGAAAAAGCAGACAGAAAAGTTGTTAGAAAAAAAGATAATCCTAAGCCTTAAAATGCTTGGATTTTACTGTTACAAGACAGCTTCGGCAGGGTCATGCTATGACTACAACATGCAATACAACGAAGCCGGGATCGCGGATCTTATTGTTTTAGGCGGGCCGAACCGCGTTACATTTTTAGAGGTAAAAACACCCAAAGGCCGGCAGAGTGTTGAACAGAAAGTTTTTGAGGAGATATGTGCCAAACATAAAGTGAAATACGCAGTGGTCAGGTCGGTGGGGGAGGCTATTAACAGTGTCAGTGGAATCACTTAAAAATCCACACAGCAAAAGGAGGAAGGTATGGGACTACGAGCAGTTAAACCAGGGGAAACAGCGCCATCAAAAGTCAAGATGCTGATTTCAGGAGAGCCGGGGACGGGCAAGACATGGTTCTCACTCGATTGGCCGTCAGCTTATCTGATTGACGCGGAAGGCGGCGCTGTAAGAAAGCAGTATCAGGACAAGTTGAAAAAAGTAAATGGATTGTATTTTGGTCAAGATCAGGGCGCTAACAGTTTTTATGATGTTATTGAAGAAGTAAAAACTTTAGCTACAACAAAGCACGACAGAAAAACCTTGATCATTGACAGTTTTTCTCATCTTTACCTGAACGAGGCTGCCGAAGCCGAAACGCGGGTTGGTGACGCATTCGGTAAAGACAAGAAGGAAGCCAACAAGCCGACACGCCAGCTTTTACGCTGGATTAACAAATGCGACATGAATGTTATACTAATCGCACACAACAAGGCGAAGTGGGTAAGGAAAGGCAATGAAATTTATCAAGACGGTAACACCTTTGAAGGATATCCTAAACTGGAATACGATCTTGATTTATTTATTGAAATCTTACCGGGGTATAAAACCTTCCTTATTAAGAAAAGCCGGATTGAGTCATTACCTCAGGGTGACAGTATGCCTCTTTCATTTAAGCATTTTGCTGAGATTTATGGAGAGGACATTCTTAATTCAGAGGTTGTGCCTACAGAAATGGCGACAAAAGAACAGATTGCTAAAATCCTATCAATTATCGAGACTCTTAATATTGGTCAAGAGCAGATTGATAAATGGTGGAAAAAAGCAGATGTAGAGTCTTGGGATGAAATGACTCAGGCTCAGATCGCAAGTTTAATCGAAGTTCTAACCAAGAAAATCCAGGAGGTAAAGTAATGGTAAAACGTAACGTGTCTACAAAAAACGATGAACCGGAACAATCGTCATTTGAAATGCCGTCAGAGGGAGAACACCTTTTTCAGGTGGTTGAATTATTTGATTCCGGATATGACGGTAACAAGTTTAACCTTGATGAGGATACTGTTATCGTTAAATGCGAAGTTGTGGGTGGCGTGGAAGAAGGCCGGTCGCTTCTTAATCGTACAAGCCTTGACCCGCAATGGAAAGGTTTTTTCGCGACACGCCTGTTTTTAAAGGCAATCGGACTTGAGTATAAAGGCGACTTTGCTATTGATACTGATGAATGGTTCGGCCGGCAGTTTTATGCTACTGTCATTCACAACGATTCAAAAGGCAAGGTTTATGCCAACATTGACGCTTTTAACTTTGATAAGATGGTTGACAACTCAGGCGCTCCTACTAAAAAAGATGAACAGGTTGGTGGTGCAATAGCCTGGGACGAATAGTTTTTCCCCTACCGCGTCGTGCTTGTTCCGGCGGCGCGGGTTTTTATTTGCTTTTTAATTTTGTTTTGCTATAATAGGATTATCTACGAAGGATTCTTAATGACAATCCTAAATATAATCGTAATAAAAAAAACCTCCGTCGGGGGAAGTGTCTCTTGCCTAGCGTATAGCCTTCGTAGATACCCTGGCGGGGGTTTTTAATTGAAAGGAGTGTGTGATGGAGTTAGTTAAATGGGATGAAATTCGGCACATGATTGAAACTTCAAAAGATATTGAGGTTTTAACAACGATAAAGAATAAACTAAGAGCATACCAGGTTCTTGCCGAACAGAGTAAACAAAGCGCAGAAGTTCAAAGCCGGATTGCAATTTATAAGGCAAGAGCGGATAGGAAGTGTGGAGAATGGTTGAGTGATAATATAAAGGTTGGAAATCCTCATGGAAAAGTTAATTGTTCCGATATGGTACAATTAAAAGATATTAATATAACACGAAAAGAATCATCGCGCCTTCAAAAAATAGCAGAGATACCAGAGGATAGGTTTGAAAGCATCCTGCTCGAAGCCGAGGCTGAAACTAAGAAGGTGACGAATAACATGCTTGTGCGTATTGCACAGGAAACTGACAAAGCAAACCGCCGACAAGCCGACCGCGGATCCGAAATAAAGGATATTGAGATACGTAAAGGCGATTTTAAAGAAGTCCTGTCGGATGTTTATGACATTGACGCTATCATAACAGACCCGCCATATCCTTTCGAGTTTATTGAGTGCTTTTCCGACCTTGCTATTTACGCCAAAGAACACCTTAAACAAGACGGATTCATTGCCGTATATTCCGGACAGTATCATTTGCCGGAAGTTATACGCAGACTATCCGAACACCTAATCTATGTCTGGACATTCTGCCTTTACCATGTTGGAAAGAAACAGCTTGTTAATGGCGTGAATATTATGTGCGGATGGAAGCCGATTCTTATCTTTTCAAACGGAAGAAAAAAGATGCGGTTCTCAGCGTATGATGTTGCTATTTCTGAAAAATGTGAAAAAGAAAGCCATGAATGGCAGCAATCAGAAAGCGGTGTTGAGAGCCTTGTAGATATATTCAGTCAACCAGGACAACTTATTGTTGATCCTTTCTCAGGAAGCGGAACATTTGGCGTTGTAGCCAACCGCATGGGAAGAAGGTTTATAGGAGCGGAGATAAAATGACAATACGAAGAAAATACCATTGCGACAATCCAGATTGTCCTCATGAAAAACAAAAGAAAATGAGTGATTGGGTTAGAAAGAATCTTCCAGACGGACAGAAGTTTTATGTAACCGACTTAGATTTTGTTTTATACGATCCTAAAGGTTGTGGAAAAATTATGTTGGTTGAAGTTAAAACATACAACGGAGAACTCACCGGAGCGCAAAAGACAATTAAAAGAAAAATGGTAAGGTTTTTTGAGCAAGGTTTTAACTCTTATCCAAACGGATGTAAGTTTCTTGGCTTTCATGTAATCCGATTTGAAAGAGATTCTTTTATAAGCGGTAAATGTTTTTTAGATGATAAAGAAGTAACCGAAAAAGAGTTAATAGAATTTCTGTCAATGGGCGTTAAATAAACATGGCCTCCCCGCAACCCGATAAATTCACATCCTTTTCCAATGAACTGTTGGAAGCCTTCATCCAGGCTGCGCGGTTCCTTTCGCCATATGAAAGCGCGGTATGGCTGTGCATATTGCGTAAAACATACGGTTTTCGTAAAAAAGAGGATTGGATCGCATTATCTCAAATTGAGAAAATGACTAAAATTACAAGCCAAAATGTCGCAAGAACAATATCAAAACTCAAAGAAAAGAATATGATTACGCGTTGTGGTGAACAAGGAAAAGTATCAAAAACCAGTATTCAAAAGGATTATTCTCTTTGGAATCTTCCGGAACTAGTATCTATTCAGATACTATCCAAACAGATAGCAACTACTATCCAAACAGATAGTAGCGCCACACAGCGAACTACTATCCAAACAGATAGACACAAAAGAAATAAAAGAAACTATACAAAAGAAAGGCGGCGCGATTCTTTTTCTCTTGATGATCTTAAAACAAATCCTGCCTACTCTCACATTGACATTCCCCGCGAACTTCATAAAATGGACGCTTGGATATCCGCTAACCCCGGCCGTAAGAAAACCGAGCGATTTATTATAAACTGGCTTAACCGTATTGAACCTGGCGCAAACGGCGCTCACAAAGAAAGGCCTAAAGTATGACAAGTGCTGACTCATGGATTTCTGGCTGGCAAGAACCGTTCCTTGAAGAATCAATTGAACGTTTCGCTCTTAAAATAGGTGATATTTGTAAATATGGCATTTCTTGCTTGGATGACGCTATGGGTGGTATTTATAAAAATGACTTAATCGTCATTGGAGCGGACTCCGGTTGCGGTAAAAGTGAACTTGTATTAAACATTGCACGCCACAACGCTCAGCGAGGAAAACGCGTGGTTCTTTATTACCTCGAAGGTGGACACATTGAAGCTATACGCCGTATGAAATGGCGGGACGTGGTTGAATTATACTTTGAAAAGTACCGTCATTATCAGCTTCAAATGGATTATTCTAAATGGGTTTCTAACTCAATTGAGGATCCAAAAGGTATTCTTGAGAAAATTGATAAAGAGGTTTTTGATAGATATAGTGAATTATATAAAAATAATCTTAAAATATGCCAAATTCAGCGTGATTTCTCGCTTTCTGATTTATTATCTTCTATTATGGACTTTTATAATTATGATATTGGTGCGGATAATATGCTCCGGCCTAAAATGGAAGCTGATTTACTGTTAATTGACCATCTTCAATACTTCTCATTACCTGATAATGAAACCGAAATCGCGTCAATTACGAAAATCCTGCGGGAATGTAAACATTTAACAGATAGATATAAAATACCAATTGTCCTGGTTTCTCACCTGCGTAAGAAATCCAAAGATCGCGGTGTGCCTGACCAGGAGGATTTTTACGGTTCAAGCAATATTCCAAAGATTTCAACCACCTCAATCCTTATTAGTCCTGACTATGAAGGTGAGGACAGAGCAAAGGACAGGTATCCTACCTTCTTCCGGTTCGCTAAATCACGTGTCGGAGTTCGGCCTAACATTGTTGCTCGCGCGGTTTTTAACTTAAATATGAGAAAATATGAGGAACATTATCAACTTTTTCAGCTCGACCAGTTTAGTAAACCTAAAAGCGAGCCTATTATAGATTCCGAAAAACCTTTATGGGCTAGAAAATATGCAAATCCTCTTGACTGATGAAGAAAAAACCTTCCTACGCTGGCTTTGCCACGAATTCCAGGCGCAGTGGATCGAGTTTGATGGAGTTCGCTACAATGTCTAGTGTATTCCCAATAATCATAATAACCCTATTCACCCTGGCCGCGATCCCCTACGCTATGTCCGGGGATTGGCCAAGAGCATGGTTTTACCTGTTCTCTGCGTTTATTAACATTACTGTTGTGTTCATCAAATAATACATGTTTAAAAAAAACAACAAAAAGTGTTGACTTTTCCTTAAATTCTGCTATGTTAATAATTAGATAAAGCCGTTGCTGTTCGGTCTGTAAAATTATATCACTTAGATAAAACGAGAGATTGATTTAGGCGCGGCTTTTATGATTTATCAAAAGGAATCAATTTATGCCTAGAGGCGGGAAAAGACCAGGAGCAGGAGCAAAACCATTACATGAGCAAGTCTGCAGAATGCAAGACTTAAATCGTTGTTGGGATGTTGTAATGGAATACATAAACTCTGATGCTCCTTTAGACAAGCGTGCAGATCTAGCCGCTAAGCTTGCAATAAAAGCGGTGCCTCAAGACATCAATCTCAGCGGCGGACTTGATTTAAACTGTCTGCCGAAAATTACTATCGGCGAAAAGAAATTGGAGTTTGAATTTGACAAAGCTGCAGGGGCCGGAACTACTGGACATCCCACAAAAGCTGATCCCGATAATAACTGAACTTAACAGTTACCGGTATTTTCTTTTAGAGGGCGGGCGTGGCGGCGGTAAGTCGCAGAGCGTCGGCCGTTTTATTTTATACCTCGCCGAGCATTATAACATTCGTATTGTATGCGGTCGTGAAACACAGAACAGTATTAACGAATCTGTATACTCTCTCCTGGTTGATTTAATCCGTAAATATAATTTAGCGTTTGAAGTTTTCTCGACGAAGATAACGCATAAAGTGTCTGGAACTACGGTCGCGTTTCGTGGATTTCGTGAGCAGGGAGCTTTCAATATCCAGGGTATGGAGGGTATTGATATTGTATGGATTGACGAGGCTCAGGCAATTACGAAACAAACTCTTGATGTACTTATACCGACGATAAGAAAAGATAAAGCTAAAATATTTTTTACAATGAACCCTCATGTCATTGACGATCCTGTTGTTAGTTTTTGCATGGGCCGTAAAGATTGTCTGCACATTAAAATAAATTATGACGAAAATAAATACTGCACTCAAGCGTTAATCAATGAAGCTGAAGAATGTAAAAAGAAAAGCATTGAAGATTATAATCACATCTGGCTAGGCCAGCCGCTTGACAAGAGCGAGGATGCGGTATTCTCATACGAGAGTTTGATGGCATCAATGAAAGCGCATTATCCGTTGCGGCAGGGATATGGCTATCGTATCGCAGGGTTCGACGTGGCCAGGTATGGTGATGACAAGTGTGCTGCGGTTATTATTCAGCAGATGGGCGCGTTGCACTGGGAAACGATATTTGTTGATGAATGGGGACAGCGCGACCTTAGTCACACAACTGGAAAGATACTGGAGATAGCGAATGAATATAACGCTGATAAGTGCATCATTGATGAGGACGGAATCGGCGCAGGCCCTCTGGATATGTTACAAAAAGGGAGAGGACTTGATTATTTTATTGGATTTAAGAACCCGACTATCTCATACGCGGATAATAAAGAATACGCGAACAACAGAACAGTTAACGCGTATAAGTGTAGAGATATGATCGTTAAAGGTTATTTATGTATTACTGATGAATCGCTGGTTAAGGAACTGATGTCGTTTAAATACACATTCGACCATAACCAAAGGAGGATATTAGTCAGTAAGGATAAGATGAGAAAGCTGGGGGTTAAGTCGCCGAACCTGGCGGATGGTCTCATTATGGCCGTCAGCTTGGTTGGCGAGATTAAGCAGGCTCAGGATACACAATATTGGAAACCAGTCAATCAATCATCAGATGATAACCTGTTTAAACTGGCAGGAGTAATGTGATCCGTGAAACTCTTGAGTCAGATAAAGACGGTGTTATTGACCTTATACAGGAATTTTACCTTGAGGAATTACATAAGTTTGAATACAGGTTTGACAGAGCGCAGGCGGAAGCCGATTTTTTGGCGGCGATCAAAGTGCCGGTAGTTTACAGTTTAGTTATTGACAACGGGCAGATTGACGGGTTTATAGGAGCGATAATCAGTAAGCGGATGTTCTTGGCAGGCGTAACAGCGATGGAGTTGATGTGGTATGTTAAGCCATCAAAGCGTAGGGAAGGGATAAGGTTATTACAAGCGTTTGAGCGTGGGTGTAAGGATAGGGGATGTGATGATGTGATGATGATAGGGTTAGAGGGTTCAAAGGCATGTAAGGCGTATGAACTCTTAGGATATAGAAAACAGGAGTCAATGTATTTTAAGAAAATAGGGGGATGATATGGGAGCAATGACATCAGCGATATTTGCAGCACTAACACCAAGTGTTCTTGCTACAGCAGGAGCGGGAGTTGTTGCCGCAGGCAGCGCTTTAAGTGCGTCAAGTAAATCAGCTAAAGCATCTGCAAATGCAGCAGCCGACGCCGACGCCCGCGCTAAAGCCGCAGCGAACGAGCTTAAACAATCTCAAGCGGCAGCAGCAAGCCAGGCGCAGGAATCGTTAAACGCAAGGCGCAGAGCGCAGATCGCAGGTTCACAATCAATCTATACCAGTCCATTGGGGATAGGCGGGCAGGCGGACGTTGCTCGTAAAATCCTGTTAGGAACGTAAAAATGCAGATAACACAAGACAAGCCGAAAGCGCCGTCAGGGTCAAGAGCAGATCAGCTTATATCACGCTATCAGATGCTTAAGGGTCTGCGGAGCAATTTCGAGAGTTACTGGCAGACTCTACACGACTATTTTTACATTGAAGCACAGGACATTAACACGCAGTATTCTCCTGGCAGCGAGCTGAATGTTGATAAGCTATATGACTCAACCACACTTGAGTGTGCGGATGTTTTGGCGAGCGGATTTATGAATTATCTGACACCTCCGACTAGTAAATGGTTTGCGCTTAAGAGCAAAGACTTTCAGTTTGCTGATAACAAGCCGGTGAATAAATTTCTTGAAGATATAGCTGATGAGGTAAATTACACACTTAACCGAAGCAACTTTTATAACCAAATTATAGCGTCATACAAGTCAAGCGGTGTGTATGGAACAAGCGTGCTACTAGCTGAGGAAGACGTGCAGGACGATGCAAGGTTTTACTCAATACCTATTAAGAATGTGTGTATAGCCGATGACGGGGCTGGTCGGGTTGGTGAGTATTATATTGAGTTTGAGTATACAGCGTATCAGGCTGCGGATAAGTTTGGGGCAGTGAACTTGTCAAAGGAAATGCAACAGGAGTTATTGCCTGAGAATAGAACTGAGAAGAAACATTTGTTCTTGCTTTATATCGGCAAGCGGCATGTTCGTGACATTTCAAGGCAAGACAGTAAGAACCTGCCGATTGAAGCCAGCTGGATAGATGTTGAAGGAAAGCGTGTAGTTAATGAAAGCGGATACCATGAGTTCCCGGTGATGTGTCACAGGTTTGACAAGAGGCCGTTCATACCATGGGGATTTAGTCCGGCAATGAAATCCTTACCGTTCGCGCGCATATTAAACGCCATTGCTAAAACCAACCTTCGGTCAATGATGAAGCACACTGACCCGCCATTAGCAATGCCGCATAATGCATTCATTATGCCGTTCAATAGTAACCCCAGGGCGGTGAATTATTACAATAAAAAAGCGATGGACTCTAAGGACATTTTCTCGTTCGCTAACAACGGGAATCCTGATATTGGTATGAACGCTCTTGAGTACTACACCATGCGGGTCAAGGCATTGATGTTTAATGACGCATTCCTTGCATTTGACAGCATTACCAAGCAAATGAACAACCCTGAGGTAATGGAACGTATCAACGAGAAGATGAGCATGTTAGGTCCGGCAGTTGGGCGGTACATTTCAGAGATGCTCAATCCGGTTATTATCCGTACGATCGGTATCCTGTGGCGTAAAGGCAAGCTCCCACAACCGCCAGAGGAGTTCATGGCGAACCCGTCGTATGAGATTGACTGTATCAGTCAGTTGGCTCAGGCACAGCGCAGGAGTGAGCTTAACTCACTTGTTTCAGGCCTGTCAATTGTTGGCCAGATTGCTCAGTTTGTCCCTGACGCGTTGGATAAGATTGATTCTGACGCGGCTGTAGACGAAGCGTGGGGTATTATTGGCGCTCCGGCTAGGGTGTTAAGAGACGAACAGCAGTTACAGAAACTGCGTGAAGTTAAGGCTCAGATAGCCGAACAGCAAGCGCAGATGCAGATGGCGCAGGCTGGCGCCGATGTAGTAAAGGCAGGCAGTGAAGTTGATGTTAACCTAGCAAAGGCGGATGCTGAGAATGACCCTAACAGATTTAGACGAGGTTAGAGCGCTAAAGCAGAATATGCACGCGTGTTTCGATAGTCCTCACGGGAAGGAAGTGATGGCGTTTATTGAACAGATAGGAAGTTGGTATCCTAATGTTTTAGATACAAATGAAACTAACGATATTGTTGCCCGGGACGCTAACAGGAAATTGATTGGTACATTAAAGACAATTTTAATGTTAAGTCCTGAGCAGATAGTGGAGTTAGCCGGGGGGGCAGATGCCGTTTAAGTCTAAAGCGCAGATGGCTTTTTTATATGCGAATTATCCTGAGATAGCAAAGCGGTGGCGGGCAGAACACCCAAAACAGGATATAAGTAAACTGCCAAAGAAAAAGGAGAAAAAGTAATGGATAATCTTGAACCCACAGGGACAATTCAAGACCCGGTAGAACCGGTAGGGACGCCTAGTCCTGAACCGACAGGTACACCAGCAGCACCGCAGCATAACTGGAAAGACGGGTTACGCTCTGACCTTAGAGACAGTCCGTTAGTTAAGAAGTTCGGGGACGATGTAGATGGTTTTAATAAGTTCGCAGAGAGTTACGGTAACCTTGAGAAACTGTTAGGGCATGAGAAAGTGCCAGTTCCAAAAGGCGATGATGACGTGGAAGGGTGGAACAGGTTTAAGAAAGCTATGGGTATTCCTGAGAAGGCAGACCAGTACGCCTTGCCTGACCCGCAGTTGCCAGAGAGTATGAAAGGCATTACGATTGACAAGAACAAGTTTGCTGAAGTTGTCCATGCCTATAAGCTCACGCCTTCGCAGGCTGAGGGGTTGTGGAAAATGTATAACGAAATAAACATCAATTCATATACCCAAGCGGTAGAGAGTCATCAGCGGCAGGTCAATGATATGATCGCTCAGCTAAGAGGACAGTGGGGCGACGCCTATGACACAAATGTCGAGTTGGGGCAGATGGTCATTAATAAGTTCAGCGATGACCAGGATATGAATGATTTTATTACCGCGGCGTTGTCTGGTGATGCGCGTGGAGTAAAGTTCTTAGCTAAATTGGGAGAGCAGTTTGCTGAGAATAAGATTGGGGAATTTCAAATGAAGCGGTTTTCACTTGCTCCGGAACAGGCGCAGGAGGAGATTGACAAGATTATGAGAGACCCAAATCACCCGTATAACAATGACAAAGCAACGCCAAGGGAGCATCAAGCGGCCATTGATTACGTCAATTCGCTTTATGCTTCGATTAACAGAGCAAAAGGATAAGCGTAAGCCCTGATTGTTCTGTGTAGTCTGCCGATAAGCGTTATCGCCCGGCGAAGAATCAAATGTGTAGGGCGACCTTTTAAAGACAATCGCTACAAAGTTAAACAGTCTAAAATTAAAAGGAGTTGTTAAAATGGCAGATACGCAGAATGAAATATACGCACAAGCGTACGGCCGCAACATCATGCAGCTGGCACAGCAGAAGTATTCTAAATTGTTGAATACTGTCTATGTCCGGCCGGATGTTCGCGGGAAAACTTTTTTCCAGGATCAGATTGGTGAATGGTCAATGGAGGTTAAGGGCGGACGTAATGCTCAGACACCTAACAACGACCCTGCATTGGCACGTAGAATGGGTATCATGGTTGATTACCATGACAACCGTCTGCTTGACCGTGGAGATGAGTTAAAGACCATCTCTGACCCGCGTAGTGCATACACCATTGCAGCAGCCCAGTCTATTGGTCGCAAGATTGACGATATCATTCTTGCTTCAATGGCTGGTGCGGCTTATTATGGTGAGACTGGCAGCACTTCTACAACCAACGGAAACATCGTTCTTGTCACAGCGGCTTCTGTTACGATGGAGAGGATCGCTACTATTAAGAAAACGCTGGACGATAAAGACGTTGAAATGGAAGATCGTTATTTTGTAGCAAACACAACCTTCCTGAATAACCTGTTAAACCTTACTCAAGCGACAAGTGCTGACTATAATTCAGTTAAAGCCCTTATCCGTGGTGAAATTGATACATGGATGGGTTTTAAGTGGATTATGTCAACTCGTATTCCTACGGCAAATGTTGGGTTTGCTTACCAGAAATACGGGGTTTGTTTGGGTATGGCCAGCCAGCCTTTTGTAAAGACCGATCAACGACCTGACTTAAGTTATTCTTGGCAGGTTTACTATGAGGTCAATATGGGCGCTGTTCGGCTTGAAGAGAACAAGGTTGTTGTTATCAACGAAGGTTAATGTAATGCCCTATAGGGGCAAAGGAGAAATAAGATGACTGCATTTAAAGGTGTAAATGTAACGAAGTATGACGCTGGTGGGAGTGGTGATAACTACATTCCTGACGGTTATATTAAATCAGTTGAGAAGGTTTGGATGGATTCTTTTACTTTCTCTGCTGTTTTAACGACCGCGGATACTGTAGCTATTGCGACTATTCCGCCGAACAAGAAGATCACATCAGTCGAGGTGTATTTCCCGGCGTTAACGCCTACGGATTGTACAATCAATGTGGGAATTACAGGGGACGCGGATAAGTTTATTAAAACTGCTCCTGTGGCTACTTCATTGGTAGCAATCAACAAGGTAGAATCAAACAACCCTGACGGGTTCCAGTTCGTGACTACGGCTGAGACAGACATTCTGTTTTCGTTAGCCAATAAAGCGATCACTGCCCCGACAGCGGGAACGATTACTACGATTGTGCGGTATACGTAAAACGAAAATGGGAGGGGAGACCTTCGGGTTTCTCCTTCCTTTCCTAAGGGGAAAAGATGGCACTCTCAAAGACAGATATTTTAAATAAAGCCCTAACTCTTGTTGGAGCCAGCCCGATTATAAATATTGACGATTCGTCAACTAATGCCCGGGTGCTTAGTCGGGTGTATGAATCGGCGTTGCGCGGGATACTAAGCGAATGTAAATGGAACTTTGCAACGAAACGGGCGAATTTAACGGCGTTGACGGATGAGCTTGACTGGTATGATACCGGTGAGATTTATGTTTATCAGAAGCCAACGGATATGATTAGGATCTATGGTGCTAGTGACGTTAACGCTAGATGGCGTGAGGAGGGCGATTATATTATTTCTGATACAGATGGTTTAGGATTGAGGTATGTTTATTATTTAGATGTTCCTGCCAAGTATCCGGCATACTTCATTGACGCGTTTATTGATAGGTTGTGTTCTGATATTGCTTACGCAATCGTTAACTCAGCAACTTTAGGTGAGAAGTTTAAGAAAATGTACCTTGAGATTTCCCTGCCTAATGCTACGGCAGCTAATTCACAGACAGGTATTCAGCAGGAAATGAATGACAGTGAGTGGGAGCTAGCTAGATATGGTGCATAAAAAAGTATTTTCAGCCCCTGATGCAGCACCAGTAGTTCTTTATGCTAAGAACGACGCAAATAGTGAACACGCGTTTCCTGTCCTGCAAGGAGCGTTCAACCCAGGATTTTCAATACCTCAATATGACGAAATTGAAGCTGATTCCATGACGAGACCTACTAGCGTTGTGTTTAAACTTGCAGGTGATACGGTTGCTACGCTTACGATGACGTATACAGGCGCAGGCGTGAATATTGTGAGGACGTAATGCTTGATTTGATGAACGGACATTTGATTGTCGGTGCGGCGAATATCAGTATGGAAGTTGTGTCGACAAATCCCGTGCGGGGAACAGACGGGCAGATTATAGTCAACTCGACGACGAATGAGATAAAGATTTGGTATAACAACGTATGGAACACGATAGGGATAACGATAACGCCGGGTGAAGCGGCGACTCCGGTGACGGGGAATCCGATTGGTTTACTTCTTGCGCTAACTTATAACCTAGATTAAGGAGAAAAAAGATGGCAGATAATATCGACGTAACCCCAGGTGTGGGCAAAACAGTTGCCGCTGACGAGATAGCTGGTGCTCTACATCAGAGGGTAAAAATAACCGTAGGAGCCGACGGCACGAATGACGGGGATGTGTCGAGTGCGAATCCTTTGCCTATAACTGACAGTGCAAGTGAAGCGTTGCTGACGACCATTGACGCAGATACAGGGGCCATGGTCACCGACCTTGCAGCTATCGAGGTTCTGTTAGGGACTATTGATGCTGATACTGGAAATATCGCAACGGCAATAGCCACGCCTTCTTCTATCGGAAACGGAGCAAAAGTTGTTACGACCGCAGGAACAGCCGAGGCATTAGCCGGATCAATAGCGTGCAAAAAAATTATTCTTTGTGCGAAAGATTCAAATACAGGAAAAATTTATTACGGCGGTTCTGGAGTAAGCGCAACGAGCGGCGCATATCTTTATCCCGGAGCTTCAGTTGAAATAAATATTTCTAATCTAAGTGCTGTTTATATTGATTCAGCCGTTAATGGGGAAGGAGTGCAATATACTTATGTGGCATAAATTACTTATTATATTATTTAGTATTATATTTACAGTTCCATGTTTTGCTCAAGGTCTTCCTCCTCTTGGCATAAGTGACGAAGGTGGAGCAGTTAGCAGACCCGTATTTGTTTTAGACTGTTCAGGTGCTGGAGTCGAGTGTTCACATAGCGGTGTGACTGGGACAATTACAGTTTCTGGTGGGAGTGGAGATCATGACGCCGTAACCCTAGCCGGAGAAGATTATCTTTCACTCGCTACTCAGCAGATCACGGCGTTGCCGATTAACGGAGATAATATAAACTGGGACACGATACAAGATTTAATCGGAGATACACAGA